GTGTAGTCCAAGATAGCGATGAAGTCCTCCTTATCCATCGTTAGGGATTGATCTATGAAGTGTGGGCTTACACTACGTCTTAAGTAAGCATTACCCCCATCTACCATAACAGCCCCACAACTACACTCAACGTAGTGGTGTCTGCTCATACTATATATAACATCCCCACACTTAGCACACTTAGCTTGGTTTGAGATAATGTGCTCAGCCATCAGTTTCCTCCTCGGCACATGTTGATAAGTGCCTAGCTTCTTCTTCTATTTCTAATAGGTAGTCATGATCACTTGTCTCCATCTACCACCTCCTCTATTGGGGGGCATGCCTGAGTTGGGGAGTTGTAGACAACAAGTCCACAGACTAACACTCCAATTAAGTACCCAACAATCACTGCTAAAACATATTCACGCATCTCCTACCACCTCGTAGTGCTCACCATCGTTACCATTCTGACCAATAATGTCCATACGATCTTCATCAAACTGGGCAGTTGTGGGGCCATCATACATCTCCCACATAACAGGCTCCCCTTGGTCATCTAATTGTACTACCATCCAAGCTAACCTCGCTTGCTCTAAGAATTTATCTTCCCAACCATCTCCAAACTTATCTCTATAGGCTCCACTAGTGGCCTCGAAAAGTTCAGCCTCAGTTTGTTTACCCGCAAGTAACTTGAAAGCTCCGGCTGGCCCACATCTAGGTAGACCGGGATAGTTATCTGTTGAGTCCCCTGTGAGCACTTGACTGTAGAAAAATTTACAACCTGTTCCTGTAAGTTTGGTTCCATTAAGTTCCAACTCCCCTAGACCTTCCACTTGCTTAGGCCCATACTGTAGCTGCTTACCACAAGGCCAACCATAGTGCATCCCTGCTACCATCCTCAAGTCCTTATCTCTAGTACAGATTATGGTGGTTAGTGGTGGTGCGTTAGTTTGTGTAATGGCTAACATATCGTCAGCCTCCATGCCATTAGCTACCACTACGTCATACTCAGATAGCATATAGGCTCTTATGTTGTCACGATGGTAGGGCTTCTCTTGTGTACGCTGTCCTTTATACACCTTAGCTTCTGCTATAGCTGTCCTAAAGTTAGGCTTACACTCAATGGGCTCCTCCCCTCTTATCTTTCTCAGTCTGTTCCATTGCTTGTTAAGCGTATTGTCGTTAGTAAGGAACAAAGTGGAGGGCTCATTAGCCCAGCACTCTGCTTCTATTTCCTTAACACGTTGATCAAGAAGTTCAGCTACGAAGGAGAAGTCTCTAATAATAAGCTTGTCTGTCTTTCTAAACAAGCCCACCTCATACTCTTCCTCTTCATAATACTGACCACTAAACCCAAGCTCATACACTAGAACATCTGCGTCAATTAAGCATCTAATACGTCACCTCTCCCTTGTAGAGTATGCTCATTAAGCTCAAGACCAGCAGCCTTAGCCCCCTCATCAACCTCTAGTCTACTAGCACTAAGAACATACATCTCCTTGTCACCTTCTGGCATGAAGAAGATGTATGTACCATTACCGGGAACTGAGGTGACACTATTAGCCCACCCCTTAGTCCCCACCTTTAGGTCATACTCTTCTAGACTTGTGTTGTCTATCAGTACTACTGGGTCTCCAGTTTTAATAACCATCAGCTACCTCACAAGCATACTCATACACTGTAGTTTCCTCTACCCCCGCAGCGTATAGTAGAGCTAAAAACTCACTGTCAGCCTTGAGTCTTTCATATTCCTTTCTTGGTATCATTACTGTCTCTTCCATACTACCAGCCCTCTTGATCATCATCAGCTTCGACAACAGCAGCCTTCTTCTTCGTAGCCTTCTTCGGTGTCTCATCGTCTGCCTTAGGAGTAGCTCCCCCACCATTAAGTGCCTGCTCTAATGCTGACCCAGCATACTCTAGGTTGCCCTTAATCTTGTCCTGCATCCAGTTAGGGAGGCTTCCAAAGATGGTTGTGTCTGGCTCATCTAGCAAAAATATTTTTGGCGGATTAACTAGCTCTGGGCAACGTGCTGCATCTTTAGGACGCATACCAGATACACTACCTACGTTATTGTAAGTCTTGTCGTTACTAGTACGTTGTGTAACTGTAACCATACATGGCGTATCAATCAAGGCTGTGAAGTCACCTTCATGAATCTCATCAGGGTCTAGTGAGAAGTAACGCTTAGTTGACTTAGCTAGGTCAGCATCTAAGGAGTAGAGAGGGAAATTCTCACTAATCCAACGAGGCTTCTCAGAGTCTTCATTACCGTCCTCATCTACACAGAACTCGTCTGTTAGTTCATACGTTAACATGATTTCATGTACAGGAGGCTTCTCTTTCCCTTGGTAAGGACGTTGAGCCTGTAGCCCTAAGTCCAATACCTGTACAATACGTGCTGGGTATGCTCCAATAGCGATAGGCTCTTGTGTACTACCACCAGTTGATGCTGTTTGTTTAATCTTACGTGCATTCAATGACATAATTTGTTCCTTATTTAGTTTGAGTTGGTTGTTTAGCTGCTATAGTGTAACATACCATGCCGTTACTGTAGGCACACTTAGCTTCGAGTGGTGAAGCCCCTCCCTTAATGGCCTCAGCCACCAATTCGTCCTGACTCAAGTTGTAGTAGGTGATGCTGCCAATCAGGGCAGTAATTACTAGCACAACTGTCACACAGCCTGCTAGGAAGTCTTTGTCTAAACTCATATATTTTCTCTCTTCAATGTATTTGAGCGTAATTATATCCGAATTGGACACTAATGTCAAGCTCTCTATCCAATTTAAGTTCTTTATTTGTCTGGTCAATAGCCCAGCGTAACACTTCCTCTGCTCTCTCTTTGTTAGCCTCCTTAACAAGGTTGATAGTCTCATCATGGAACTGTCCTACTTGAGGCAGTCCTCTCTGTCGTTGATATTTCACCCACGTATCAAAGCACCATACTCCTGTGCCCTGATTCAACGTAGAGAAACGGTCTTTCTCTGCTCTTAAGCTATACCATAGCCTGCTAACAGGATTGTATAGCCACTTCTGCTTCTTACACACTTTTACTACTTGAGCCTCAGCTATGGCCTTTACAGACCAATTACGTTTCCAATAGGCCTCTACAAGTCTATCTCCTTCGGCCTTACTAATGCTAGCACTACGGGCAACAGTGGAACCACCAGCACCGTATACGCAAGCGTAGTTAGCAGCCTTTCCAAGTTTCCTTTCTTTGCTGTAGTTAGCCAAGCCATTCTTATGGTTATCAGCATCAAGCTTGCTAAGCATACCACCAGCCACACAAATATCCAAGTGGGGATCAAAGTCATCTGTACACATCTCCTTTACATATTCGGGATCGTAGTCCCACATGTAGTGTTGTTTGGTTCGGTCTTCAAGGGAGGCCATATCACTTCCGACCAGAACATATCCATCTGGGGTGATGAGGCAGCCTCTAATATCTTCTCCGTAAGGTTTGTCAATTCCTGGCAGGTTAACACACACTTTATGTTTCCATCGAAGAGTGTTGGTAAGTCCTTGTATCTGAGCTTGTACATAACCTTCCTCGTCTACACTGGCTAAGAAGCCGTTAAGTATACTGATACGATGGGTAAGAACACTGAGTCCGTCCAAAAGATCAAGTTGTGGCTCCTGTTTATATAGGCGCTTAATGCTAGGGCATATTCCTGCCCCATGAGGCATATTAATCTGTGGTATTTTTCGTACATCTCCTGTCTCCTTGTTCCTATCATACTTAAATGTCTCTGGCTCCCAACCTAAGTCATACAACCAAGCCTTCATCTGTGGTATGGAGTTTGGGTTGGGGTCGTTGTAACCACTAATGTAATCTACGGGCTCATTATGTGTTTCTGGCAAATTATTTTCTAGCAAAAACCCTTGCCATCTGCATCCCGTAACTGACAGCTCCCCATTCTTCTTATAGGGCTTCTTAGGAGGGCTCTGTGTGGCTCTCACAGCTACTTTAGGCATAACCTTAGCCAACCCCTCAACCTTCTCCACTTTGTCCTCTAAGAGCTTCTCAAGTACTCTCTCGCATCTGTCTACGTCTAACTTCCACTTAACACGTTCCTGTTCTCTAGCACAGTCCATCTTAAAGCTTAAGTAGTCGATGAGTCTCCAAGCATTCTCTTCACTACCGTACAGTAGTAGTAGATGCTTCCAGAATCTCTCCCATAGTAGTGTATTTATCTTAACATCTTCCTGACAGCGGTTAACATACACTTCAATAGGTTGTTCAGACCAGTCAGTTACCTTAGGCTTAGCTACACCTAACTCTCTGCCCCAATCATCTAGCCCATGTAACACCCTGTTAGGCTCTATATACCAACTAAGGATTAGTGTATCTACTAGCTTAGCTGTAATAGTTATGTTTAATAGACGTTCTAAGTGAGGTATGTCCCAACGTGTTATATTATGTCCAACCAGTACGTCAGCAGACAATAGAAACTTTCTCATGCCATCATAGTCAACTACTGTCTTTACGTTAGTAGTTCCCTTATGCTTGTTATAAGAGAGACACCATAGCTTACTTGGTTGCAGGCCATCAGCCTCAACGTCAAACACTGCAATTTTCATACTAAACTCCTTGTATAGAATCATTAACCCAGTCAAGAGAGCAGGACTTCACTACTGTGGGATATTTAAGACTAAACCCAGTCTCTGCCCCAAGCATCTCTCTATCACACAGGTTCTTGTGCATGTGCTCTAAGGTGTCCCACTCCCTTAATAACCTCTGGCAAGCCCTATCAAACTGGTTGTCTGACCAAGGAACAACAGGGAACCTTTCATAGTATAGGTAGGAGGACATTAGGTAGTGGGAATAAACACTCTCAATGGTCATCTCACTTATGTCTATTTTCATACTAGTCCCTCATTAGATGCCCATACTTAGCTTGGCAACTACCCTTAAAACGATCTACCACAACGCTAAGGTTATTGTAGCTGTTACCAAGCACAGAATGTATCTCCTTTAGCTTATAACCCATCTTGAAGTAGAGCCACAGTATCTGCTTAGTATCCCCAGATTTCCCCTCAATGTCCTTTAATATCTTACCCTCCATCTCAATGTCAGAGGGACATCGGTCATTTATAGTGGGCTCCTCATCAACTGAGTGCATAGCAGCCCCGTCCATCTTCTCTCTTTGTAAGTCCTTAAGACAGTTGTTTAGGATAGATGTTAGCCAATTTGACAGGCTAACAAACTTAGGGTTGAAGGAGTCAGCATAGAAGAGGGCTCTATAGAAAGCCTCTTGCACCATGTCCTCTACATCGTCATGTCCAGCACGTCTAGAATATATCTTTACTAACTCCCCTCTCTTAGAAGCGTATAGTTGTTCTATTTGTTCTCTTGTGTTCATATTATGCCTCGTTAAATAGTC